TCCAAGCAAAGTCACTCTGACGCCCGAAAAGCCCGCCAAAAGCCAACAGACGGGCGCCGCTGATCGCGGCGGCCTCGTAGCCAAACGCACCGCAGATCACACGCCAGCCCCGTCCCCGAGGTCGATTTCGGGCAACCCCGCGAGCGAATCAAACGTCGATGGGCAAATCAGCGGGTCGACATATACCCGCTGGAGCCGAGGATCGTAGTGATCGAGCATCATCGTCGCCGCTTCGGTCCCATGCTTAGCGGCGGCATAAGACGCTGCCGTCCGACGCAGCCCGTGGAAGCCTCGATACTTCACGCCAGCGGTGCCGCACAGCACTTTGAGCGAAGCCCACTGGGAGCGAGTCCGCCGATCCCACGGCCAGACAAGATCCTCCGGCCCGCGACGCTGCTCGGCCATCATCTCCGCAAGCTGCGGGGTGATCGACCGCTCCAAGTCCCTCGTGCTGCCCTTGCGGGTCAACGCGAGGAACAGCAATCGCCGTCGCTCGAGGTCAACCTGGCCCCAACGCAGCGAGGTCAACGCGGTAAATCTTTCGCCGGTGCATAGGGCGGCGTACAGCAACGTCGGCCACCACCATTTCGCTGGCAGCCCGCCCACCTTCCCGATGCGACGCTTTGCCGTCCGGATCAACTTCCCCACGTCGTCGGCGGTGTACGCACGACCGACCGGAAGTTTCTCTGGCACCTTCACCCGCGGCAGCTCAGGGAAGTCGGCGGTCATCTTCTTCTTGGCCGCGTAGGTCCAGACGGCGGCGATCATCGTGCGATCCTTCCGCACGCTCGCGGCGCTCGGCGTCCTCCCGGCCCACGCAACTGTCTCGGCCCGCCATCGGAGATACCGGGCGACCACCAGGTCGTCCAGGTCCTCGACGGTGGCCGGTCGGCCAAGGTATCGCTCAAACCGATCCCAAAGCATCCGGTACAGCACGACCGTCGCCGGCTTCAACTCCCGTAGCAGAGCGTAACGCTCCGTAACCTCTCTCACCGTCATCTTCGACATGGCATCTACCCTCTTGGTGTTTATGCCGAGCAGTCTGCCCGAGAAGTGAACGGTCGTACATTACCCTTCCTAGGTATTCGACTCCCCTCGCCTCCACTAGAAATCTGCCCGACACCTCGACTCTCGCAGTCCGGAGCGGCCGAAGCAAACGGCTGAACCGGATTTGCGGGTCGAGGTGGTCGGGCGGATTGGACAGTTTGACTCTTCATACGCTTGCGATACTATCGGGGCATGGTGATGGCAATCCAAACCAACCGCAAACTCATCAGCACCCGCGAGGCCGCGAAGATTCTCGGCATCAGCATGGGGCGACTTCGCCGCATGGCACTCGACGGAATGCTTTGGAGCGAGCACATGGCCGCCAATGCTCGAGTCTTTGACGAGGCCGAGATCAAGAAGCTGGCGAAGGTGCCCAGGGTGACGGGCCGCAAGCGAGGCGGATTCCGCCCAGGCTGATTTCTGCGGCTTTTCAAGCGATTTCTCTCTTCCAAGAAAATACGCTTGACACGTTGAAACGATTGCGTATCTTTCCGCACATCGTTGATACGCACTCGTACCAACGACCGATTGGTTTCAGATTTCAACTCCCCAAACCCACGTTTCCGCCGAGCGCCACGCGAAAAAAAATCGTTTGACCAACCGGTGAACATAGGTACAGTTGGCCCACCCAAGAGAACCAGTAGCCGATCACGGTGATCGGCAGGACCAATAGGCGAGGGAAACGCCGATGACTGCAAGACGCAAATCGCCGGCCGCCCTCAAGGAACGAGGAGGCCGAGATGGACAACGCAAGAAGCTACCGCGAGCGGGAGCACGATCACGCCGACCCAACCGAGCCAACGATTCAGTTGCTCGCGTCGGCAATCCGGATGAGTTGGTCGCCGGACGAGGAGTACCGGCGGCGAGTGACCAGGTGCGACTACACCCCGCCGGATGCCGCCCCGGTCAACGTGCGGACGCTGTCCGTGCCGCTGCGCGCGACATAGCACCAGTAGCCCACCGACTGATGATCCGGGCACTCACCGCGAGGGGCTTCTGCACGCGGCGGTTGCCGCTGAACGAGACCATCGACCTGGACATCGACACGCGGCTGCAAATGGGCGACCTGGAGGCCGTCCACGACATGGTGGTCGAGGCCGTCGCGGAACTCGGCGACCTGGCCGACCGCGTCGCCGGCCTTCTCTGCGACGAGCCGGACGCCATTCGTCGGCTGGCCGAGGTGCGAATCCGGCAGGACCGCACCGGGAAATCGTGGTACGGCGAGGCAATCAGTGGATCGTTCAAGGATGCCGCCGCGACGGATCGCGGCGGAAAGGAGCCCCGCGGAGCGGGGCATTGTCAGGAGCAACCCCGGCGAGCCAGGGCTGGCGAACCGGCCAAGAAACGGAGTAAGCGGTGCTAGTTCTCAGTCGTCGCGTGGACGAAGCGATCCAAATCGGGCCGGACATCACGGTGCTCGTCACCGCGATATACAAGCTCGACGGCTACCAGCCGGTGGTCATGATCGGCATCGACGCCCCGCGTCACGTCTCAATCAAAAGGAGTGAACTCAATGCCGAGCGGCGTGGACCCGAAACGGGCGAGTGTGAAGGTGGTGGACGGCAAAGCCGCACTGGGGATTTGCCGGGCGCTAAGGCTGCTTCGGGCTGCACGACTGATGCTCACGTCTGTCGCTGCGGTCGAAGGGCAGAGTCGAAGTTTTGACGGTGACGTGCGGATGGTCCGCACGGCCGTGACCGAAATGGAGCGATGGGCACAAGAAGAAGGGATTCAAATATGAAGATCACACGCGGTGTACGGCAGACGGCGAAGCGGGTCATCGCCTACGGCGTTGAGGGGATCGGCAAGTCAACGCTGGCAAGCCAGTTTCCGAATGCGGTGGTGCTCGACACAGAGGACGGGACGAACCACCTGGACGTTGCCCGCGTTTCGGTTTCGTCGTGGATGGACCTTGAAGGTGCCCTCCACGAACTGATTCGCGACAACCAAGGTTTCAAGACGGTCGTCATCGACTCGATTGACTGGGCCGAGCGGCTTCTGATCGACCACCTTCTCAAGAAGGCAAACAAGCGGTCGATCGAGGATTTCGGATTCGGCAAGGGCTACACGATGGTGGCCGAATCTGTCGGTCGGCTTCTCGCGGTCTGCGACTCGCTGATCGACCAGGGCGTCAACGTCGTGATGGTGGGCCACTCCACCGTCAAGCGAGTCAGCCCGCCAGATATGGACGAGGGCTACGACCGCTACGAGTTGAAGCTGACCAAGCAGTCGGGGCCGCTTGTGAAAGAGTGGGCAGACTGCATCCTCTTCGCCAACTACCGGACGAAGCTGGTGGCCGGCGAGGACGGCCGGACGCGAGCCAAGGGCGGTCGGGAGCGTGTGCTGCACGCCGAGCGGACGGCGGCTTTCGACGCCAAAAACCGCTACGGATTGGCCCCGGAACTGCCCATGACCATTGAAGCCCTCGCCCCGCTATTCGCTGGGGTAACGCCGGCATCGGCTCCCAAGGCCGGATGGCTCGACCGCGTCCGGGCTGCGAACACCGTTGAGGAGCTTGGGCAGATCGCCGATGAGGCCGACAAGGCCGTAACGGCTGGTGACCTCACCGAGAGCCAGCGGAACAAGCTGGACGGCGAGATCAACAAGCGGCAGGAGCAGCTCGACCCACAGGAGGTTACGGCATGAGCAGCACGGAAGAACGCGAACACGAAGCCCGCCATGCGGCGGCCATGCAAATCGTGGAGGACACGGCACTGGCGTTCAAGCGTGGGGCCGTGTCGTTCAACCGGGCGAAGTGCATCATCGACGACGCCCTCATTGGTGACGCGGATCGCATTGTGAAGATCGGCAACAAGCACACCCCGGAGATCGAGACATGAACTGGGACGATTTTGGAGAAGCAACCGACACCGCGACCAGCACCGCAGCCGAGCAGCTCTGCCCGGACGGGACGCACGTCGCCACGATCGGGTGGGTGAAGATGCAGCCCAAGGATTGGGCGAAATCGAAGACCAACGCAGAGGGGACGTGCCTCACCGTGCGGCTCGACTTCGGCAAGGGAATCAAGGCCGTCTTTGACTCGATCCCGTGCGACCGCCGCGGGTCGGTTGAAGCACTGTGCCGGTCGGCTCGCGTCGACCCGCCAGCCGGCGAGTGGGATGAAAGCCAACTCAAAGGCCAGGTCGTCACCGTCGAGACGGTGATCGCACTGAGCAAGGCCGGAAACGACTTCGTGAAGGTCGTGAAATACAAGCCCAACGCGGATCTGCTACCGAAGGAGATCCGCGATCGGCCGGTGAACCGCACCGCCACGCAGAAGGCCGACGCTGCCAGTAACGCACCCAACGACGACATTCCGTTCTGACATTCCACATTCACGGAACTGGAAAAACCCAATGGCACAAGTATTTCGCACCGTCGCAAGCAACTTCCCGGTGACTGAGTATTTCCGGCAGACGGGCCAGACGGTCCTCGTCGGGGACGAAGTCTTCGTGAAGGCCGACTACGGCTTCGTACTTGAAGTGATGGCCGGCGAGTGGTTCTTCACCCGCGAGGAAGCCGACGAGGCCGCGGCAAAGACGCTGGAAGAACGTCGCCGACGCATTGACCTACTGATCGAGGAACTTCGCCGGCCGCTCCCGGCCGTAGCGGCTGCCGATTCATCGGCCGCTGGGAGAGCGCAAGCGGTGGTCGCGACGTAACTCCGCAGCCGGGGGCCGGGTGGCATCTCCACCAGCATGGCCGGTGACCTCGACCGTCAGCCGCACGTTACGCGGCACACACACAAAGGATTGTGAAATGACTTGCAACGTAGGCGAAGTGACGTTCATGCAGTTGCGGGGCGACCGGCACCGGTCGTGGATCCGATGCAGCGACCTCATCGCTGCCGGGACCGAGGCCGCCAACCGCCGGTTCACGAGGTACGAGGTGCGGATGGCGATCGCCCACCTTCCGAAGCCGACTTTCAAGCATCACGGCCACTGGCACTACGGGCCGGAGCACCTGGAAGCGGTGATCGCTGCCGCAAGGAGCGGTGCATGACGACCGAGGACGCGATAAAAGCGATCAACGACGCCGAGGACCGGCACGCCGCGATGGTGATCGCCAACACCGTGGCGATGGAGTCGATGGCTGGTAGCCGGCCCTACTCCGACGAGCTGGCCGTGCGTGCGGCCTGGTTCAAGCGGTGGGGCAACACGAAACAGCAACTCGGATACGCCGGCCCACGACCGGGCACGAACTGGACGGGGGACTGACCATGACGCTGCAAACAACCGACCAAGCGATCGCTGCGATGCCGCTGTTCGCCGCAGCCGCGGCCTGCACAGCGAAGGCGGTGCGGGTGGCAGGATTCGACACAGAAGCGGCCCGTGCGGCGATCCTCGACGCACTCACCAAGAGCGGGCGGGCCATGACCGGCGAGGAGCTTGTGGATCACTGCCAGCGGCTTGGCCTGGTGCCGCACGACGCGAGAGCTTTCGGCAGCGTGTTCAAGAAGCTGGCGAAGGATAAGCAGATCGTGTCGGTCGGATTCGCGGCAAGGAGGAAGGGCCACGGGACGGCTGGGGCGAGGTTGTGGAGGGTGGCGAAGTGAGTAACGACACGATCACCGGCATCGTTCTTGGAATCGGAGCACCAAACAGGACCGCAGACGGTCGTGCTGTCCAGTGCGGAATCGTCCTTGGGGACGAGCATGGACTTTGCAGGATCTATGCGGATTTCGGCGGGGTGATGAACCGAGTCAGCCTGTGGGATCGCGTTCGGTGTTCCGTTCACATTCACGGAGGCGACAACAGAGTCGAGAGTTGGAAGCTCGATGATGCCATCGTAACCGGGAAGATTGAGTCATCGCGAGAGAAGCGTTCAATCCTTGATTCCTGCATCCTTGATTGCGGCGATGAAGACCCGATCGACTTCATGAATCGAGAGCGGCGAAGCATTGGCCTGATACGTCAGTCAGTGACAGGAATCGGGTACGCGATGGAGGTTCGCGACTTTGACGAGTCATCCGATTGGGTGATGACGCAGAGCGAGACTCCACAACTTCCGTACATCAAGTGGCGAAGCGTTGCTGGCAAATCGCACACCCAGCAGTTGTGTGCTCATGAGTCGTATGAGTGGCTTCGGCTCAACCCCTCAAACACTTCTCAGCTGTGGTCAAACCTTCGGATCGAAGACATTGACTACACGAAGTGGCTTTTGCTTGGAAACATGAACAAGCAGAGGACGGCATGGGTCGTAGTCCATGTCCACCGTCTAAAAAAAACGCCCCAGCAACATACGCTCGCAAGTTGCTTGATCGGCGATGGAAAGCCAAGCGGGTATCCATATTTGCCTCTCGAGGATCTTCGTGCGAGGCGTGTGGCCTCGACGGGGCAGCAACTGTTGTTCACCACTTGATATACGACGCCGACCTGGAGCCTTGGGAGTACCAAGACTCCGACTACATGCTCGTTTGCCGAACTTGTCACGAAAGGATTCACGGACGATGAAACACCATCCGATTGCCGACGTTTGGCCGATGATGGACGAGGCCAAGATTGCCGAACTGGCGGACGACATCAGCAAGAATGGGCAGCTTATTCCGGTGTGGCTGTACGAGGGCAAGATCCTCGACGGCCGCAACCGCTGGGCTGCCTGCCAGATTGCAGGCGTCGAGCCGAAGACGAAGGAATACACGGGCGACGAGCCGACTGCGTTCGCCGTGTCGCTGAATGATCGGCGTCGGCACATGAACAAGGGGGCGCTCGCGGCCGTGGCTGCCGAACTGGAGCCTCACTTTGCTGAGGACGCCAAGAGGCGGTACGAGCAAACGGTCGGAAGGCCGAAGAAATCGGTGGCAAGTTTGCCACCGATTTCCGCTCCGCAACCAAAGGCTCGACAAGAGGCCGCAAAGTCTGTCGGAGTCGGCGACCGCTACGTTCAAGACGCCAAGAAGGTAAAGACCGAGTCGCCAGAAGTTTTTGAGCGACTGAAGGCCGGCAAGATCACGCTACAGGATGCGAAGCGTGAGGTGGCGAAGAAGCCGACGGACGATTGGCGGCAGGATGAGCGCGATCGCCAGGTCGAGGTTGAGAATGGCTTTACGGTCGTGGCAAACGCTGCCGGAGACAAGAACCTTATCTGCTGGGCTGAGTCAAAAGGATTGGCGGTTCGTATAGACCGCGGAACACGCTACGGCAATCCGTTCGTGCTAGACGAGGACGGAGATCGAGACGAGGTTTGCGAAGCGTATGAGAGTCACTACTTGACTCACAAGCCGTCGATTCGCGATCGCATTGACGCAGGAGAGCTGACCGGCAAGGTGCTGGTGTGCCACTGCTATCCGGCGAGGTGCCACGGCGACTGCCTCGCTGCAGAAGCAAACGCCGCAACTATTTCGGACATTCCGTAAAGGGCAAACCAATGGCCGGTGAATGGATCGCAGTCGACCTCGCCATGCCGGAGAAGCCGGAGGTCCAGGAGCTGATCGACACGACCGGGCAGCCGGTCGAGGTGGTCTGCTTTCGCCTCTGGAAACTTTGGGGGTGGGCGTCGATGCACTGCACCGACGGGTCGGCCCGCATGACCCTTCCGAGGCTGGTGCGAACGTGCGGGGCAGACGAGTCCTTCTGGCGTGCCGTGGCGGCCGTCGGGTGGCTGGAGATCGACGAGGCTGGCGGAAGCGTTGCTGTCCCAGGGTGGGATCGCCGGTTCAGCCAGTGTGCCAAGTCGAGAATGCAGCAATCCGACCGTTCACGGGCCCACGAGGACCGAAATCCAGGGCGAAAACGCCAATACGGGTCTTCCGACGCACCGGCGTCGGACGGTCCGACGGCCGATCGTCGCAGAGGAGAGGAGAGGAGAATTCCTCCTCCTCCGCGTGAGGCTTCGCAGCCGGAGGCATGGGAAGCCCTCCGGCGGGCATGGAACACCGGTGCCGGACCGGCGACCCGCCGCAACCCGTGGAAGCCGGCGAACCCACCGGATCACGCCGCGGCGGTGATCGTCCAGGACGGGTGGCTGGCCTCCGCACTTGAAGCGATCCACCGGCTGGCCGGCTGCCGGTATTTCGATAGCCCGGTGACGCTGCACCAGTTCACGGTCGACGGGTTCGTGACCAAGGTGCTTGGCGGTCAGTACGACGCACCCAAGACCCCGAAGGGTGCCCCAGCGGCCGACGAGCGGCCGAAGGCCGTGGGGTGGAGCGGCAGCGACGCAGCCCGTCTCCAAGCCACGATCGAGAAGCAACGTGCAACCGCCGGAGGAGCCGCATGACCAGCGACGACGAAATGCTGGTCAGAGGTCCGGCTCGCTGTGTCGCGTGCGGCAAGGCGGTCGAGCTGACGAGCGACGGCTACGCCAACCACCACTGCCAGCCACAGTCCGAGTCGGCGAAGAAATCCGCCAACACTAGGGCGCACGACGGCTACTCGCGTACTCCTCCGCTGTGGGAGCGGCTTGACGATGGTTTCTTGATGCTGAAAGAGGACGACGACCAATGACAACCACCTCGACCTCAATCCGCCGTGCCCGCTCCGCGGGCACTACCGCGAAGCAGCGTGCGGTCATGGACGCGATCGTGGAGCTGACCTCTGCCCGCGGCTACCCGCCGTCGATCCGCGATCTCGCGAATCACTTCGGCGTCAACGTCAACGACGTGTACCAGAAGATCACCAGGCTGCACCGCGACGGGATGGTGGTGTGGGATCCGGGGGTGTGCCGGTCGTTGCGGGTCGTGGAGGTGGCCCAATGACCATCCTCGGCATCGACCCCGGCCTCTCAGGTGCCCTCGCCCTCTTGAACGGCGACGAGCTGCACGTCCTCGATATGCCGGTCGCAGAGGTCCGCGGCAAGCGTGTGATCGACGCGGCCCGTCTGGCCCACCTGGTCCAGCGTGGCTTCCCGTACATGCCCAATCAC